TTGTTGTTGTTGTTGTTGTTGTTGTTGTTGTTGTTGTTGTTGTTGTTGTTGTTGTTGTTGTTGTTGTTGTTGTTGTTGTTGTTGTTGTTGTTGTTGTTGTTGTTGTCCACCAGCAGCTTGAGCGCGTTGAGCATCAGACATATTATTAATTTGTGATGTTGAATAACCCATTTTTTGAAGATTAGAATATTGTTGTTGTTTAGCAATTAAAGGGGCATATCTTTGGTGAACTGTTTCTGCCATAGCTTTGTGCCAATTTGCTGTTGCTTGTTGGTTGGCCGTTTGTTGTTGTAACGTTTGTAAAATAATTTGTCGTTCTGGAGAACCTTGAGGGTAAGAATCTGCTGCCCCCATTTGTCCTGCCGGTCCTGTAAGATACATCATAGGATTTTGAGATTTCGTCTTCATTAAAGATTCTTGATCTTTCATTATTTGACGTTGTATAGGTGCATTCAACAAATTATTAGCAAATTGCTGACCCATCATTAAACCGTCAAGTAAAGGATTTCCTGTTGCCATTTGTAATACTCCTATGCTGCACCTTTCATCATAGTTGGAATAGCCCCAAACAATGAACCAAGCACCCCTAACCCCATCGCTGATTGTTTAGCAGACATCATTGCTTCTAAATCTTTTTGCATTCCCATAGCTTTTCCAGCTTGTTCACCACCTTGAGTTAAAAATTGATCACCTTGAAGACCCCAATGATATGGCATCATTGCATTTCTCAGATAATCTTGCTGGTCTTTACTAACAATCCCTTGTTCTTGAGTCATCAACGCTTGTTGTTGATCAGGAGTACCTAAATTCCCCGCTTGTGCTGCTTGATTACCCGCCATTTGATTCAAAGTATTGCTTTGATATTGAGCGTAAGGACTCATATGATAAGTAGCCATTACCCTATTTTCTAAACCGGCAGGATGCCTTATCATTCTATTTATCGCATTTTGATAATTCCCCATAGCATCAACACCCGTATCGTAAAACGGTTGCATATATTTTATCGCATCCTCATAATCATCTTGTGGATTACTCTGAGGATATAACATTTGTAATGGATCCATATCACGTACTCACTATTGTCCTAACTGTTTGACTATCAATACTAAATTGCAACTCACTCGTATCTGAATTAACAAAAATCCTTCCCACATTTTCAGGTAAAATCGCTTCTTCTTGAATTTCACTTGTTGTTCTAGTTTGAATTGTAGCAATTGGTTGATAAGTACCTGTATTGTTTAATAATAATTGTGTATTATCAGAATCATAAACAATACTCCGTTTATAATTTTGTTGAATTGTACTATCTTGAGTAGTGCTATTCTTAATAGATGGAAATATGTAACCTAAATCACCTAAATAATTGTTAATTTCATTTAAAAATACTGAGAAGAAATTAGCCCATTTATAACTAATCATCCTTTTAGTGTCATCAACAAATTCATCATTGTAAGGGGGAGTATTTACTTTCACGATTTTAAGAACACCTTCGCAGATAATATTGCAAAACGATCAACAGAAAAGAAATCAAATTTAATAGTAAACCATCGTGCTGTTCCCAATTTTCTCCATCGTAATATCTCACGACGATTACCAATAGGACCTAATTCATAAACACGCTTAATAGGAAAAGTTCTTCCTCTATCTTTAGATATCGATAAACAAATTTTAGAGGTTGTTTGATTCTCACCTTGTTCAATTTGTAAATCTAATTCTTGTATCCCTAAAGGTCTTTCATCATGAGTATAGTTTCTAGTAATGATAGTTCTGGGTACTATTTTACCGTTTTGAGTGTAAATAGAATTACCAAACTCATTAACACTTTGACCTTTCCTAGTAATTCCTAACAATAAATTTTTATTTTCATAATAAGCAGTTTGCCGGATAGGGTGAAAGTTTTTACCTGTATAATCAGTCACTCGTGACCATTTTTTAGTAGTCACATCATATAATATTGAGAAATTATCATCGAAAAACGTTAATTGATAGAAAATATGACCATCTTCTTGATAAATAAAACCTTCACCATCATCAAGACTAGAAAATTTATCTAAAATAGAATCAATACCTGGCGTACTAATAGGTTGAGGCTCACCACCGTTTGACATTAATATCGTAGGGTTTGAATAACGACTATTTCCTAACCAAAACATATGACCTAACGCACTTGCTAAAGAACCTTGTGCTAAACAACCATATTCCCATGCCCTACTCACGTCCTGAGAATAAGGAAAGAATTCATTTTGAGGATTGTCGTAAAATAAGAACGTTTTATCTTTACCAAAAACATACAACAAATTCTTAAACCCTAAACAACTCACTGTTTGTTCAGATATAGTACTGAATCCGTCCGATGGCCATGTTCTAGCGTTGTTTATACCACTGATATGAATTTGATTACTACTCAAATCGTTAGAAAAGAAGAAGTCACTTTGAAATACTAAAGTTCCAGCTCTAAATGTTAACGAATTTCCTTGTTCATCTAATGCTTTTTCAAAAACACCATCTAATGTCCATACATAAATGTTTTGATTATCAGATATCGCTATCTGACCTCCAGGATTTTCACCATCAGGTAATGTGGTTATCCCATTTTCAACAATGTAAACTTTACCTTTAAAACTATCTAACGCACCTAAAACTGTATGAGAACTATCAGTAACAGCATAAACAACATTTGAAAATACAACAACGCATTGTTTAAGAAGATCACTAAAGAATATCCCTCTTGATTCTCCTTTACTAGAAGCTAATGTATCTAATATTTGTTTATATCCTGCTGAAGGTAACATAGTTCCTTCAAAATCAAAAAGATTAAAGCATGTTTCATTATTAATAGCTGGGAATCGTATAGGATTGTAACCTGCTGTTAAATCAATAGTAACTGGTACTCCACCTAACGTTGTCATGCAGAATACCCTCCACCCATATTTATTGCTGCAAGACTATCAGGTTGATCACCACCTATATTAATGTTTCTAATATCTGTACGAATAAATTTTAAATTTCTAAATTTCCTTTCGTAAACATCTAATTTATCTAGTAAAATTTTCAATGAATCCATTTGATAATAATCACGCAAATCATTTGCTAACTGGTAGAGGAAGTAATCTTGCATAAATCCTTCAATACTACCTGCTAAATCTGTTTCTAATGTCGCGTTTATTAATGTTTTATAACCTGTGAGATATAAAGGATAATCGCTATTAGGTTTGAAAAATACTTTTAAAGTTATTCCTGTTTGTGTTCTTTTCTGATATCCAATAGTAGGGATTCCTGAAGATTGAGTAATAACTGATTGTGATAAATAAGAATTAAAATCTAACAACTCAATCGGTAATTTAACTGTACCTTGTAAATATTGAACTTTTAATAATTTAATCCAACCGGGTAAATCTAAATCTTCTTGACCACTTATTAAATTTGTTGTTTCTTCAGTAATTAACGGTATTTCAAAACCATCAATACTGATCTTATTTAATATCTGATTAAATAATATAAGACCCTGACTCAACTGAGTTGATGACGCATCCTCACCTTCTTCAGCAAGGATTTGTCCAAATCTATAACTCTGTTGAATCAGAAGTCTTACATTAGCCATTTCTTATGTATCCAACGGGAAGATAAGTCTTGCTGCTGCTGCCGGATCACCACCAGAACCAAAGAACATATCATAAGTGAATATATTAGAGGCTTGACCCATAATGTGTCCGTGATAAGCTCTCATAGAAAATCCAGCTTTACTTCGAATTGAAGCACTTGGGAATGGATCAGTGTTGCTTAGTTTTGGGTTCAAAAAGTACATACGTTTTCCGAAGTACATCAAACCCGCTCTATGCGATTTACAAAAACGAATGGTATCAGCACCAGCGCCACCACCAGTAATAATCGGACGATTAATATTTTGAAAAGGATTAATATTTAAAGGATCAAAAATCAAAGCCGGTTGAACAACAATGGTTAATGCTCCCAAACCGTCAACTGTTCCACCAGTAACTACTCGGGCTTGAACAGAGTTAGAAGAAGGTTGATAACCACTTTGAGTAAAGAATCTTAGAGGATTGTCAGCATCATTGAAAAAACCAATATCTAACATATCGTTAACAACAACAGTATCTCCAGGGTTCATCCCTTCAAGAACAATTGTTGAAGTATTAGACGATTCGGTAATATTAGTACTTGTCAAACTACCATAGTCAGGGTTAGGTGTAACAGAAGTAATAGTGTAACCTGTTGTTAAATTGGTAGCAAAATTAGAAGCTGTTCCGGCAGTATGAACATTTAAAAAGTTACTTTTCATGAATAATGTTCGATCAACACCATCCAGATACCCTATTTCTCCGCGTAGTGACAACTCATTATTACGTTTAGTAACGAATTGTTGATATGCTGTCTGTAGAATAGTTGAAGAGGCAGTATAAGGTACAACATATTGGATCTCAGAGTTTGCAGGCATACCAAAACTTTGAAACTTATTAACAGCAAGGTCAGTTTCTGCAACAGATTGAAGTTGTCCACTAGCCGCTGAAGGATCACCAAAAAATCGATAACCAGTGTTCTGAATAACACCAATATTATATTTTTCAACAGAGTTTGCCATTTCTACAATCTGAGTAACAGCATTATCAGTAATAATACTTTGTTTACTGTAAAGAGCTTCCTCAACATTTTGCACTTGAATCGGGTTTGCTTTTTGCTCAGTAACACTGATAGAAAATTGTCGCTGTACAAAATTACCGGATGTTGTGGTGTTAAATGCTAAAGTATCAAGATTTCGCAAACGAGTTGGTAATCTAACAAGAGCTGTAGCACCTTCTATACCATCTCTTTGATTATCTGCATAATCAGCATACTCAGGGTTCATAGTACGAGTAACGCCTAAATCATTTTCAAAGATTGGTAAAGCTTTTTTAGATAGAAACGCCTCGACGTTAAAATTGGGATTCGGAGTAAAAGACATGTTAAATCTTCCTTAATTTAACGAAGTAAGTTCTGCCTCCTCAACATAGCTATCGTCTCCTTATCTGAAGGTTGTTCTGAACCGTTAGATACGACTGGCTTCGTTGAAAGTGGCGCTATCGGTTCAGGTGGATTTTTACCGGGTGAATTGTTTGAAGTGTCTTCTTCATAAAATGCTGTGTCCCAATTGTCAATATCACTATTTAACAATTTTCCACGGAAAGTTCGATCTTTTGAGATTTTATACACCAAATCAGCGTCTTCCATCTCAACCGCTCTTTCTACAAGCATTCTAAGTGTAGGATTCTTCTTAGTTGTGTTTAACAACTTTTGAATGTTCTCATCAAAATCTTTAAACTTTCTCAAGCCTCTTGCCCTAATACGTTTCCCCGCTTGAGCAATCTCATAATCTCTAAGATTGTTATATTGAGGGGTAACTGGCTCTTGGGAGGGTTCTGATGGTTCATCCTCTGATAATTCACGTTTCGCTTGCTCATAACCTTCGTTATAACCTTTCTTTCGAAACTCTTTTTTAACAGCAGCTACAACAGAGTTCATTTTCTCCTGAGGATCAACTACTTCAGATACATCTTCCGTAGTCCTATCTTCTGTAACTTCCGTATCATTTAGAGTTTCAACTGGCTCAACTTGATTAGTTTGCTCGATATCCATATCTCACCTGCATTTTTACCGTTATGAACGTACCTAATTTAAGGAAAATTAGAACCTTGGTTTTTACCGTTACCAACGTAACCCGATTACTCGGTGACCTTTAAGTTTATATCTTAAAAGATTAATGATGTCAACTATTTCCGTCTTTTTCTAGAAAATGCCATTTTACTCATTTTTTTAGCACCATATTTCTTTCTACCGATGGATGCTGCAATTGCTTGAGCACTTGCTTTACTTTTACCCTCACCCATTAATTCTTGAGCCAAAGCTTTAAAACGTTTACCTTCCCCAGGTTTTGAGGTTCTCTTTGCTTGAGCATAAGTAATACTATTTGCCACGATCTTTCTCCATTAAAAAGTGTTTGTTACGTTGCTGCAACTCCGCTAATTTCAACATATTCTCCTCATGAGCTCTTTTACTTTCAGATACTTCTTTATAAATATCTAGATTTCTAGTATTGTTAGATCCCACATGGTTTAACAATTGATCACGTTTCTCAAGTTCTAATTGTTCACTCTTCAACTGTATATCTGCTTGTTTTGATTGTGCATCTACTTGTTTTAATTGGGCTGAAGCTTGAGTTTCTTGAATCTTAGCTTGTGTTAGCGGATCAATATGAGATTGTTGCTGTTGTTGTTGCATTTTCTGTTCAAAACCTGACCATAATTTAAGAATTGTAGCTTTATTATTCAAGTCTTGATTCTCTAAAATAAACGTAATCACCTGCGGGGTGTTTAAAAATTGAGCAAATATTGGACTTTTCTCAGCCATATTCATCAATGTCTCAATGGTTGCTTCTTGTTGAAGTTTGTGACTTACTCCACGTTGAATAGTAATATTATATCTGCTCGCTTCATACATATAATCAAAATAATGTTGCTCCTCACCCCCTGCTAATTTTACTTGCTCAGGTTCAATCACTTCAGGCATAGCATGTAAGATAATAGTCCCTACAGCAGATATAGCTTGATAAAGATTTTGCATCATTATCTCGTTATTAGATGAAATAAACTGAGACAAGTTATAAAGTGCTTTTCCCGACATTTCTTTACTATCAAGCGAAGGCCATTGAACGCCGTAAATTTTACCTAAATTACCATCTAACATCTCAGCAGCTTCTAATAATCCTTGTGGTAATGGTGCTGCTGGAACTGTCTCAGGTGGTGGTAACGATACAACCTCACCACCTTCAATACGTGCATGCGTGCGATAAATTTGTATATCACCCCTTTCTGGATTTCTAAGAGCTTGTTCTAACTGTTCTGTCATACCCTCTTCAGGTACTCTAGTTGTTGTACGCATAAGATTAATAGATTGATTCATATAGAAATTCATTACAAAATTCTTACTTCTACAAGCATCAAAACCATGCTGCGCGGTAGGTAGTAATATTTTCTTATTATTATTATCAAAATATGATTCCGCTTCAACCATCACAAACGGTAAATGTTTAAAGCAAGTTTTCTTAGGGTTTTCTAATATTTGATCAACACAAATACGTGTGAAATACACGCAAGGTTCAAATATCGTTCTCTTATTTATTGATTTTTGACCTTTTTTTAACTTATCAACAACACGTCCGTCTTTAAGAATATATAACATCTTTTTAGTGTAAGTTTTATAGTAGAAATCACACACTCTTACAGTTTCTTTATCTGTATTATAATTACACCACAAATTATCATTATCTAAACGTACACAATCAAAGAAATCTTTATCTGGAAAATTACGATTAAATTCATCCTTGTTCATATACACACATTCAAAAACATACTCAGCATCTAGTTTACTAGGCATTCTAGCACAAGGATCAAAAGATATAGTAGTAGGGTCTTTTACTGATTCAATAAATAAAGATTGTTCGAAATCATAATCATTAACATATTTACTTACTAATCTAAAGACACCCTTACCACCTACCGCAGCATCTAAAGCAACTTTGTATTGAACATCTTCATACTCACTTGTTTCTAATATTTTGTTATATTTCTCATTTAATATTTCAGCAACTTGCTCATCTCTCAAATATTGATGATCATTACTTTCACCTTCTGTTGCTGTTGAAAATATTGCCGACGCTTTAGAATCAATAACATTTCTCATCAATTGTAACACGTAAGGTCTTATTGAATTAAAACTTAACGTTGCTTTTCCTGCCGTTTTAAGAATGGCCTCATCTTGTGTTGTCAGACATTTCTTAAATGTATAACCCCAAAACTTTTTCCATTGATTGTTAATCTCAATATCATACTCAATACATTCTTCTATCGTTCTTTTAATGTATTTAACATCATCAGAGGAGAGAGTTGAGCCTAATAACGGGGAGCGTGTATTGTGTGGTGTAGTCATATGCTGGTTTCTCCATCCGTTGGAAAATCTTTTTAATAAGAAGATAATAGATTGCATCTACTAAACAGTCAACTTGATCATCATGTATTGAGTTTTTTGTTTTGTTGTCAGGACTAAATTGAGTTAATTCTGCCATTAGCGATGTATAGTAATCTGCTTTAACATTTAAATTAACATATCCCGATTGGATGTAAGCTTGAGTTTCATACGCTCTAGCATATTTGTCTTTCGTTCTTGTTACAGAAACCAGAGGTACGCTTACTTCACGTGGTACATCTTGCAATAATGAATGTCCTGTAGCTGCTTTCTCAATCATTACATAGTTAGGATTAGTTTCTAATATGAATGACTTTAAAAGTTGCAACTGAGTTTGATAATCCCACTTGCCGCGTAACTGTCTTTCAAGATATATCTTTCCATTTTTAAACGTCCAATATTGAAACACAGTATAATCGTTTGCTGATTTGATATCTGATGCTGTGTCACACGTGATGATGCTGCCAGTCGGGTCACTAATTGATACATAATATGTTGTGAACCATGAAGCTTTGAATAATTTACCCGATGGACGCACTAACCAATTACCTTCTAGTAATTTCATACGTTCATCATATGGAAGTTGTGCAAGTGTTGCATAATAATTGGGATTGTTCTTAATCAATATCTGATTATCATTAATATTAGCTGGTATGAATGTAAATGATCGTGGAAATGTATTTTGTAAATCTCTGTTTTTTATGTGTTGTTCAGCTTCATATTTGTTGGGAAACCAATAGATATTGTCACCTTCTTCTTTGTAAAACCATCTGATCACTCCAGCACGTTCTGGATCAGGGTAACCATCTTCTTGGATGTACCACTCTATTAATTTGTGAACCCAGCTACCAGGTTCGGGGTTTGTTGTACCTCGGCAATATGGATTAATTTTACCCGTCACTGAGCGTAGTCGACCTGTCAGATACCAAAATTGGTCTTCAGTGAAGTGGGTGAGTTCATCAAATCCAAGCACGTCAAGCTGACTACCTTGCCAAGCGTTCTTATCTTTCTCATATTGCATACCGGAGAATTTAACTTGTGAATTGTTTGAAAACTTCCACTTCAGTTCTTGGTTGTCAAAGTGTCCACCCGCATGGTAATAAATCTTCTTACTCTCATCGACAATCGCACCAGGTTTCTTCAAATCAGTTGCTTCTCGTCTAAACAATGCACCATTGCAACCAGGAAATGATAAACACGATCTAATAAAATCAAGTAACAAAGCATAAGTCTTACCACCACCAGCAGCACCACCATAAATTGCAATATCTGCTGATGAAGATAAGAAAGTAGTTTGCGGACCAGGTTGTGGGCTTATTTTAACAGTCATTTCTTATTTGTCGTTAAACGATTATTTGGTGGGATATTTGTAAAATCTGCTAAGTTAATATTTGCATCAACGTTTAGCGTCGGGTCTTGAATCTTGTATAACATGACAAGTTTCTCAACAACGTAGAGCGGTATATTTGCTTTAATGTACTCACTCGTTAAATATTTAATCTTATCAGCAGCAGATACATTATCATCAAGAAGTTTATCTTTAACATTGTCAGGTAGATTTTCAAGTGTAGCTTCGTTAGCTTTGTAACGACCATACAAATTGGGAAAACGTCTCTCAAGTAAGAACATTGCTGATTTTGGGTCTTTTGATTCCCAGAGCTTCGTGACAAGATGATTGTGTATGTCATTTTTTGCAGCATTATAAGCTGCACCGAGCTCGGGTTTTTTCTTTAAAATTCTGTAAAATGTTTCTGTACTAATTGAATATTTTTTGCATAAATAGATGACAGCTTCACCATTTTTTACACATTCAATGATCTCTTTTGTGATGTCTAATGACCTTTTTTGTATTCGTGCTGGCATTACAACTCTCGCTATATATGTGAAAAAACAACAATTTATTTATATATAAAACCAGAACCCAATTTGCAATCAGGTTCTGGCGAAGGAGTTTCGTATGAAACATTATAATAATAGTTTATATATTTTTAGTTGTCAAGTGTTTAATTTTAACGAGTAACATAATACATTTGATGATCTAAATGCTTCAAACCGACTTTGTCACTGAAATGATTTATAACATCATACTTATCACATTTCATTCGTTCACCACATTCTAACTGTTCTTCAAACTCTCTAACAAAGTCGTTATATTCTTCTTCATCTACATTTACTTCACAGTATGTAGCAGCAGTTTTATCAGTAAAAGCTACTATCTCATTATCTTCAATGAAACGTTTAACTTTATCAATATTATCATCAAATATTACATATAATATTATAAGTGTGTCTATACTCAAATGTCTGTTCTTATCTGTAAACATTTCTGTAAATCTTGAAAGCTTGTGCAAACTCATCTCATTTATTATATTGTTATTATCTTCACTTATCTTACAACCGTTTTCATCTTCTAAATCTTTAATAAGATTTACTCTTTGTTGCTTTACACTAATCATCTCATATCTCCTTCGATTTTGAGTCATCACCGCGACAACTCATCAATTAAACTATAACACATCTAAAACAAAAGTAAACAGTTAAAAACAAAATAATACGTTTACTTCAATTTTTATCATTCTGTTTAGTTAATTTTGATTCACGTGTTTTGCAACTTTTTATTATTATCATTTTTGCTAACTCTTCAGCATACCATTCGTCTAATTCGTTTTGTTTTCTATTTACATCACTAACTAATCGGTCTATAATCACAAGAATAATAACAACCGGAACCAAACAAATACTTAACGGTAATAAAAAATAATGTACAAAATCACTGTGTATTAACAAATTCATCTCATCTCTCCTTCGATTTTGGGTCATCGTAATGATGACCCATTAATTAAACTATAACACATCTAAAACAAAAGTAAACAGTTAAAAACAATTAAACACATTTAATGGTTTAAATTTAACGAGCAATATAATATATTTCACCATTTAATTTATTTAAATCTACCATTTTTGAAAATTTATTTATAACTTCTTCATCTGTTAACACATTCTCATTACTTTCAAAAGTTGCTGTATACAAAGGCATATTCATAAATGATATATATCCTCGGCAGTACTCAGCTGCTTTTTTCACCCTATAAGCTACTATCTCGTTCTTACGTGTAAAATCATGAAGCTTATCAACGTCCTCATTAAACATTTTATATAAATCTAGCAAAGTTGAGATACTTATCATTTTATTTTCGCATAAAATATCGCAAAGTCTAGATAACTTATAAGAGTATACTTTTAATCCCATGTCATCTAGTTGATTTAACGTTACTTTAGTTTCATTGATAATAGCTTTACTCATCATTTTAGTTTTACGTGATAACAACTTATACTCAAGCTCAACAATTTCATTCAAAGTTAGTTCACC